GCGGTTGCAGAAGGACGAGGAACCGCCGGTGACATAGAGAACGTTACAACAGCTCTAACAGCGGTTGCAGAGGCATATCCTGAGCTTAAATCTAACGAAAACTATAAAACGCTGATGAATGAGCTGTCTATGACGGAGAACATGATAGCTGAGTACCGGAGCAACTATAACAAGCAGGTCAAGGAATATAAAAGATATGTGAGAAAGTTTCCATCTAGGTTATTCCTGGGAATGCTTGGGTATGAGGTACAGGAATATGAATACCTTAACTACAATGCGCCTGTTGATGCTCCACAGGATCTGTTTACAGAGGAGTAGCGTATGAATTTTGAGATCACAAAGCGAGAGGTCCTTGCAAGTATTTCGATAATTGCGGTGATGATCATGATAGGTATCTTTATTTCAAACAAGATATCCGAACATCAGATGGACGAGAACGAGCAGTATAACAAAGCAGTCAAAATAAATAGCCAGGAGTTGCTCCAATACGGCATGGACACCAACGTTGGTAATGCATTTGTATATGGAGATCTTAAAGCAGTTGATTCAGTTACATACCCGGAGCTTGGCGGGGAATATATGTATGTGAAAAAGGTTAAGGAAATTTACACACAGCATACACGGACAGTAACGACCGTTGACGGCAATGGGCGAACACATACCACAACACAAACATACTGGTCGTGGGATGCCGTGAGCAGTGAGGATATCAAGTGTAAAGAAATAACCTTCTGTGGAGTGAAATTCCCCTCAAATAAGGTTGCTCTCCCCTCAAAGAAATACATCAACACGGTAAATGAATCATATTACGTGAGATACAACTACTACGGTATAGGTACGAGCTATACAGGAACGATTTATACAAAGCTTATGAACGGCACAATTTCAGATAACAGCAGATTCTTCAATGGCTCAAACATAGAAGAGACAATCGACTATCTGGAGTCAGGTGTTGGAACTGTGATATTTTGGATCATTTGGATTATAGCGACAATCGCTCTGGTGTACGGATTCTACTATTGGGGGAATGACTGGCTTGAGTAATCAACAGGGGTACAAATTGTACCCCAGAAGGAGTGTAGATATGGAATATATAGTAATAACTGCCGGCGTGTTCACAGGAATGTTGATATATCACATCTTGGCCGACATATACAAACGATGCAAGAGGCGCAAAGCGGAGAAAGAGATGCGGAGAAAAGCCTGGGAATTTTACAAGATGCAAGGCATAGGAGCAGAGGAGGATGAGTGATGTTCATACTTAATAAAGACTGCAACGATGTGTACAACACGGATCACATTGTGAACATATATCGGGATGAGTGCACAATAAAGGTTTGTGCAGGTACGGCTACACGAGGAGGAGTTCTTGGCAAATACAACAATTATGATGATACACAGCTCGCATACAGCATGCTGATAAACGGTCTTAGACAGAATAATGGAGTGTTTGTTATGCCGAGTGACAAGGATCTTCTTATAAAAGCTACGGTATACCACCATCCTACAGGCAAGAAAACGAAAGGACATGGTGGTTCATGAAACAGAAGAGTATCAAAAACATAAGACAAGAATTCCGTAAGGGCGGCGTATTCTACACGCCCCCAGAGCTCGCCAAAAAGCTTAAGGAGTATGTTGACATAAGCGTAAAAACTGTATATGACCCAACCTGTGGCGCTGGAAATTTACTGCGGGTATTTGATGATGACGTAGAAAAATACGGACAGGAGATTGATGCGGAGCAGCTACACGGAATAGATATTCCAAACTTCCACGGGGCAGCAGGTAACACACTAATGTGCGATGCGTTCCCAGACATGAAGTTTGACTGCATCGTGGCAAATCCGCCGTTCTCAGTCAAGTGGGAACCGGACAAGCTGGATAATGATCCAAGATTCAGCGCTGCGCCGGTGATGGCACCGCCGTCGAAAGCGGATTGGGCGTTTATGCAGCACATACTATATCATCTCTCAGATGAGGGAGTGGCTGTTGTCCTGGAGTTCCCTGGAATATTGTACAGAGGGCAGAGAGAAGGCAAGATCCGGCAGTGGTTCATAGAGAACAACTACATAGATAGAGTTGTCAACGCCCCCGGAAATACATTTGAGGACACAGCAATAGCCACATGCCTGATAGTGCTGAGAAAGAACCGCACGACTACAGACATAGTGATAGAGAACGATGAAATGAGCCGCCCTGTTCCCCTGGAAGAGATAGTGCAGAATTCATACACATTGTCGCCAAGTACATATGTGTACAAAGAATCTGAAAGTATAAATCTGGATCCAGACGAAATAAAAGCAGATACACGAAAGTCGTTTCTTAGGACACTTAAGGCGACTTTGGATATGGAAATGCTTACCTGCAGTCTTGATGGAGGAAGCATACAACCGTTTATTGACGACATTAGACATGTATTAGCGGAATACGACATGCAACAGGAAGGAGAATAACCATGGAAGAAAAAACAGACGGAAACCGAATCACAGTAAACGAAGCGGCTAGATTGATGCAGGTGTCCCCACAGTTCATCAGAACGGGACTCCAGCGAGGACAGCTCCCAATTGGATATGCAGTTAAGAACAAGAGTAAATGGTGGTACTACATCTCGAAAGCAAAGCTTGAGGAGGCTATTGGATTGAGGGTGTAGTCCAGGACCTTTTCATCCGGGAGGCAGCAGTTGCTGTAGGCGGTTCGACTCCGCAAAGGTTCTCTATTGTCAGCGCGGACAAAAATACAAGGAGGTGACGATACATTACAAAGAGCGCCACCAGAACCAGAAGGAGAAAGAAAATAATGAAGAACAAAGAAATCAAAAAAAGAAGAGCAATAAAAAATGCAATACTCTACACCGTGGTTGGAGCAGCGCTGCTGTCGGCAATCATGTCACTGTACAGCCTGCTCCGCATGGCGTGGAGTTGGAAAGAATTTGCTGTGCTCATGCCGGTGTTCCTGATCAGCGTAACAATACTTATTCTGTTCTTCTATGCAAATGACGGTTTCGTGGATGACTACGAGATCATGATGTATTACGACGAGGAGGATGAGCTGGATGAAGATGAGTGAGGCACTTGCGTACAGAGCCGGATCAGATCACATACAGATAATCAGAGCCGGCAACATGGTATTCACAGGCTATAAGACTTCACTGGAATTCATCAGAGGTGGCGCGAAGCTTGCCGAGCTGGGAATCACAGGAGATGAAGAAGTAAAGCAGTATGACTGCCACCTTGAGATCAAGCATAGGGATTATGAACGGCTTGGACTCATGAAACCCATTCGGCCGGACATGGACATGCCGTATAAGTTTCAGGACTTGATGCTGACCATGTGGTACAGGATTGAAATATAAAAAAAGACAAGCGTCTGCAAACGCCTGTCAGGGTGAAAAAGTAAAAATATATCCTGTATTTATTCTATCACCCAAGGCAGAAAAAAGCAAGGAAAACAGGGACTTGAGCGCCCTGTTTGATACTTGATTAAGTTATTAATCTTATGACAAAAGAGGGTGATTACATAGTAAGGAGAAAGACTTACACCTTCCGGAAGAGACGGATCGTAGAGGTGGAGGAGTTCCACGATGGCAGGTATGGGCACCCGGGAGGAAAGAGAAAGCCGAGAGGCAAGCCCACACCCGAGCAGGCGGCAATCATCAACCATCAGAACAAGGTGAAGAGATGCAGGCACAAGCTCCTTGAATACTTCAGTCCGGGTGATACCTTCATCACCCTCACCTACGAGAAGAGGAACAGACCGCCCACCATGAAGGAGGCGATAGCCCACTTCGGGAAGTTTATCCGGAAGGTGAAAGCAGAATACAGAAAGAGAGGGCAAGAGCTCCGATGGATCCGCAACATAGAACAGGGAACAAAAGGAGCATGGCACATACACCTCGTAGTGAACGAGATAGGAGACACAGCATCGATCATCAAAAGGGTGTGGGAGAAAGGCGGTATATATGCCGAGCAGATCAGACTATCAGACAAGGTATATGATGAGGACTTCAGCAAGCTGGCTGCATACATGACCAAGGATGAGAACACCACAGAGGAGAAGGAAGATGGCACTATGTCAAAGCCGCGAATCCGGCAGGCATCATACTCAACATCACGCAACATGCCGCTCCCTGAACCGAAGGTGGACAAGCTCCTGCACTGGAAGAGAGAACCAAAGCCGAAGAAAGGGTATGAGATAGTCAGGATATACGAGGGCATCAACCCAGTTACAAGTTACTCATACCGAAGATACACGATGAGAAGGAGGGAGTAAATGGAGCGCATATATGTAAGCGTGGACAGCGCATCAACCAAGGAGACGCACAAGACATACAGTTACATCCTAGAACACTCCCAGGGCGGCAGAGTCGCAAGAGTGGAAGGCTCTGGAATGATATACGGCACATATCACGCAGCTACAATATCAGCCATCACGGTGGCATTATCCAGATTCACAAGGCCTTGTGAGATAGAGATCATCTCAGCAGATGATTTTGTGCTCTCTATGATGACAAAAAACCTGGCACGCTGGGCGCTGGATGGTTACATGACGACAAAAGGGAAAGAAGTGGCAAACAGGGATCTGTGGGAACAACTCTGGCCACTGTATATGAAACATACAATAACAACAAGAAAGGAATAGCGGGTTCCTGAGATGAAAATGAGAACGATATTGAAATATCCGGGAAGTAAATGGAATATTGCTCCCCGATTGGTAGAACTGATACCAGAACACCACAGCTACGTAGAACCATTCTTCGGTAGCGGAGCCGTATTATTCAATAAGCCGGTATCTGATATCGAGACGATTAATGACCTGGATCACGATGTTGTAAATCTTTTTCAGTGTATACAGGAAGATGCGGAACGTCTGGCCAGAATGGTAATGATTACACCGTTCAGCCGTGAGAAATATGATGATACATACAAGTTGGACGAAAGGGAAATTATGATGCCGGATGAGCCATATCATAAGGCATTGCGCTTTTTAATCCAGTGTTGGCAGGGACACGGGTTCCGTGCAAATTGTAGCAAGGTAGGATGGAAAAATGATGTACAGGGAAGAGAAAGAGCTTATGCATTATGGAACTGGTACCGTTTGCCAGAATGGATCATTGACATAGCTGAACGTTTGCGTATGGTGCAAATTGAAAACCGTCCGGCACTGGAGGTAATTGAGAGATTTAATCACAGCAGAGTTTTCATGTATATTGATCCGCCATATGTTTTAGGAACCAGAGCGAGAAAACAGTATAAACATGAGATGGAGGATGCAGATCACGAAGAACTGTTAAGAATGTTACTGCAAAGTAAGGCAAAGATCATGTTGTCTGGTTATGAGACAGAAATGTATAACGATTATCTGGTCGGATGGGAGAAAAAACAGTTTTCAAGTTGTGCAGAGCATGGAAAACCACGAATTGAAACGGTGTGGATGAATTATAAAGCAGATTTGCAAATGAATATTACAGACTTCCCGGAGGTG